GCCCGCGCAGGCATCACAGTAAAAGCCGCTGCCAAGCTCATGGATGCAGAAAGCTGGATTGGTGCAACCCAAGCCATAGAGCAGGGGTTTGCCACCGGCATGATGGACACCGCCACTATCACAGACGACACCAAGGCAAGCGCCTCAACCAAATACTTGGCAATGGTGGATACCGCCCTAGCCAAAGCAGGCCACCCACGGTCGGAGCGCCGTGAAGCCCTGAAAACCCTATTTTCTGGTACGCCGAGCGCTGCCGAAAGTCCCACGCCGAGCGCTGGGTTTGAAGCGGCAAAGTCGCTGCAATCGCTGATCGACACGATCCGCAACTAAACCGCCATCACCCCGTAACTGACCACCCTCACAGGTGGTTTTTTTTCGTCCAAACCTAAAGGAAATCATATGCAACACAGCATCAAACGCGGCATCCAGTCCGTCAACGCAGAAGTTTCTGCACCATCCAGCGCTGAAATCAAATCCCTGATTGAAGGCGTTAACCAGGCCTTTGCCACCTTCAAGGCAGAAAACAACGCATCCCTAGAAGCTGTTAAAAAAGGCCAAGCCGACGCACTCCAGGCGCTCAAAGTTGACCGCATCAATGCTGACATCAGCAAGTTGCAAGACGCTGTTGATGAAGCCAACACCCGCATCGCCGCAGCCCAACTGCAAGGTGTCGCTCAAGGTGGCCTGAAAGACAAAGAATACAGCGCAGCATTTACCACGCACATGAAGCGCGGCGAAATCAACGCCGCCTTGAACAAAGGCGTGGCCGGTGAAGGCGGCTATCTTGCCCCTACAGAGTGGGATCGCACCATCACCGACAAATTGGTGCAGGTGTCCCCCATGCGCTCCTTGGCCTCACAGCAAACCATCAGCACAGCGGCCTACTCCAAGTTGTTCAACAACATGGGCACGACATCCGGCTGGGTTGGAGAAACTGCTGCCCGTCCTGTAACGGCAACGCCGGCCTTCGGCACACTGACCTACACCACAGGCGAGATTTACGCCAATCCTTCAGCCACACAAGGCATGTTGGATGATGCGGAAATTAACCTTGAGGCATGGTTGGCTGGTGAAGTTCAGACCGAGTTTGCGTATCAAGAAGGCGTTGCATTCCTGAGTGGCGACGGTGTCAACAAGCCCAACGGCATCCTGACCTACGTCACAGGCGGCACCAACGCAGCCACCCACCCTTGGGGCGCTATCACCACCGTCAACAGTGGTGCCGCAGCCGCGCTGACCACAGACGGCATCTTGAGCCTGGTCTACAGCCTGCCGAGCGAGTTCACCGGCAACGCACGTTTCGCCATGAACCGCGCCACGCTCGCTGCTGCGCGCAAGCTCAAAGACACCACCAACCAGTACATCTGGCAGCCCAGCTATGCAGCAGGGCAGCCGTCCACATTGGCCGGTTATGCCGTGTCTGAAGTGGCCGGTATGCCTGATGTGGCGGCGGCGGCCAAGGCAGTGCTGTTTGGCGACTTCAAGCGCACCTATTTGGTCATTGACCGCATCGGTGTGCGTGTGATCCGCGACAACCTCACCAACAAACCGTATGTGTCGTTCTATACGACAAAAAGAGTAGGGGGTGGCTTGCTCAACCCCCAGACCATGCGCGCCCTGAACATCTCGGCCTAAACCTGAAAGCCCCCTAACCGGGGCTTTTTCAATTGGAACTTCAAATGATCTTCACTAAAGAATTCAAAGGCGTAAAGAACGGTGACATCTACCACACCGACTTTGTGCCAGGTGACGTTTGCCCACCAGAACTTATTGACGCAGCCATTGCGTGTGAAGTGGTTGAAGTCCCAGTTGAAAAAGCCAAGCTGGTAAAGGCCAAGCTGGAAAAAGCCAAGTAAATGACGCTACGCCTGATCACCGCAGCCACAGCGCTTGCTGTTGACATTGATGAAGCCAAAGCACACCTGCGCGTCACAGAAAGCGCAGAAGACGATTTGATCGAATCAATGCTGTGGGCGGCACAGGACATGGCAGAACAGGCCACCGGGCGCGCATTGATGACGCAAACGTGGGAATTGTCCGAGAGCGAATTTCCAAGCATCAATGTGTGGCAGATACAAAATATAGCACCGACAAAACTGGTACTTGGATTTGAGTTAACCAAACCCGTAGTTCAGTCCGTCACAAGCATTACTTACACCGATTCTGAAGGTGTTGTGCAAACACTCGCCGCTGATCAGTACACACTGATGAACGATGACTTTGGTTGTTCACGCATTGTCCCAGCCTACGGCGTGACATGGCCTGAAAACAGAGGCGATTCAGGAAGCATCAGGGTCACATTTGTTGCCGGGTACGCCAATGCCGCTGCTGTGCCGCAAGCCATCAAAGCGTGGATCAAGCTGCAAGTTTCTTCTCTTTATGAAAATAGAGAGTCTGAGTCTTATTCGTCACGCGCCACTGTCAAGATGACGTTTGTAGATCGTTTGCTGGACAAGTACCGGGTGTGGTCATGAGTTCCGGCCAACTGCGCCACTTTGTTGCTTTGCAATCGCTGGTTGATACCGTGGACGACATCGGCCAGCCCAGCACTTCTTGGCTAACCACAGCATCCGTATGGGCTGACATCCGTTACCAAACGGGGCTTAGTGCAATTAAAAGCGGCGCAGACGTTTCAGTGGTTAGGGTATCGATTCGGATGCGCCACAGAGCTGTTAACGCAGGCCAGCGCATTTTGCACGGCAGCACCGTTTTTAACATCGAGGCCGTTCAACCTGATGTGCGTGGCGCTTATGTGGATTGTGTAGCAGAGGTGGTCAATGCGGCTGTCAATTAACGTTGATTCACTCCATGCTGCCTTTGCAAATATGGGCAACAAGATCGACAACGCCATACGTGCAAGCGCCCAGGCAGGAGCGCAAGTGTTCTATGAAGAAGCGGTAGCAAAAGCGCCTGCCAAGTCGGGTTTGCTGAAAAGCGCTATCTACCAGAAGTTCATCCCTGAAATGAGCGCAGACGGGGTAAGAGCAACTTACAAGGTGTCATGGCGCACGGGTTACGGCAAGGGTGCTGAAGGTGCAGCGCTACCTACAGCGCCGCACGGTCATTTGATTGAGTTTGGTTGGGTGCAGCGGTATCAGGTTTACTACAACAGCAAAGGCGAATTTAAAACCATGATTCGCCCCGAAGCGAAGGGCAAGAAAAAGCCTAGCAGAAATGCATCACAAGCTGCCAAAGATGCCTATTACGTCTTGCGCAAAGGTGGCCCGGTGCAATGGGTGCCACGTTCATTTATCAGATCATCCTATACCGCAAAGCAAGCAGCAGCGACCACCGCCATGAAAGCCAAACTGATTGAAGAATTGACCAAATGACAGTCGAAGCGGACATTTTTACAGCGCTAAAGGGGTTGGTTGGCAACCGCTGCTACCCCGACATCGCTCCCATCACAACAGCCAAGCCGTACATCACCTACACACAGATTGGTGGGGATGCCATCAGCTACAACGACGACATTGTGCCCAGCCTGAAAAACGGGCGTTTCCAAATCAACGTATGGGCAGATACGCGGGCAAGTGCAAGCAGCATCATTTTGCAGGTTGAGTCTGCAATGGTACTTGCGCAATCGTTTCAAGCCAGGCCAATAGGTGCAGCGTCGAACGACTACGACCACGACATGCTGACCTACGGGTCAATGCAAGACTTTAACGTGACCTCTACCAGATAGAGGTCAAAACCACCAACAAACGAAAGCACCCTAGTGGTGCTTTTTTTGTGCCCGCAAGGGCTTTACAGCAACCCGCTCGACGCAAGTTTGGCGGGTTTTTTTACGCCCTTTGCGGGCAATTCGTTCATTTAAAGGAAATTATTATGGCCTCAGTCCCTACAGGTACTATTTTTTCCGTTGCCACCGCCTTTGCAGCCGCAAAGACAGTCAGCGGCATCTCCAACGCAACCGAAGCGATCGTATCAAGCACCGCACACGGCTTTTCCACAGGCGACATTGTTCAGCTGTATAGCGGCTGGGGTCGGCTGAACCGCCGCGTTGTTCGCGTCAAGTCTTCTTTGGCAGACTCTTTTGTGGCCGAGGGCATCAACACCGTCAACACCGACTTCTTCCCATCAGGGTCGGGTGGCGGATCGGTGCGCAAAGTAACTACGTTCCAGCAGATCAACAAGATCGTCAACCCAACCTCCAGCGGGGGCGAGCCGAAGAACATCACGGTCAAGTTTCTTGAGTCGGATGTAGAGGACTCAATCAACGACGGCTTCACGGCGGTCACCGAGTCTTTTGAGATTGACGCTGACGAGTTTGGCGGCACAGCCTACGCCGCGCTGGTGCAGTTGTCTGAAGTGCAGACTGACACCGTGCTGAAGAAAACGCTGCGCTCTGGCGCCATCATCCTCACGCCTAGCCGCGTGTCGCTGAACGAAAACGTCAAGATGACAGACGGTCAGATCATGACCAATGCGGTATCCATCAACGGCAACGGCAAGATCACCCGCTACGTATCTTAAGAAGTACCTACCCGGCTTGTTTCGCTCTTAGCAGGGCGGGCAGGCTGGGCAAGGGCATTTTGTAACCCTGCTAAGGAAAAACAATGGCAAAAATTTCACTTGGGAAAACCCCAAAATCATTCAAACGCGTCATCACTGTTGACATGCTTGACGGCACTAAAGGCTCGATTGAATGCGAGTTCAAGTATCGCACACGCACCGAATTTGGTGCATTCCTTGACGGCATCTTTGCTGACGCTGGTGTCAAACCAACCGATACCGATGAAAAGGTGGCCATTGCCGAGATCATGGAAAAAACCCGTGATACCAACGCCGACTACCTTATTCAAGTGCTTGAC